GCAGGGCCGATACGCGATAAGACATAGCCTTGTTTACGGGCACATAGTTATCTGCTGTGACCAGGTTGTTCTGCTGCGTGAGAGTGAGAGTGCCACCAAAGGCTGGGTGCGGGTTGAACGACGAGGGGATCAGATCCCATGCGTATAGGCCATACCGGCGAAGCTCCTGGACAGGAACGTCGGGGTGAGCGATATACATGATATCGTTAGCGAAAGTGAACTTGAGTTCCTGGACCTGATCAGCCGTCCACGGCGAGGGCACTTCCATGAACCCGCCAACATTGACTGCATCGTAGTGCGGCCCAGGATCTCCACCGGGGATAGAGACATAGCCCCCAAACCGAATAAAGCGGATGAAGTTGTGGCCGAACTCGAGGTTGTAGCTGTCGTCCGTAGAGATCTCCCAAGGGATCATTCGAGACTTCTTGTTCGCAACTTTGCGCTTGCCGATGAAGTACATTCCCAGTCGCTTGACAAGGGAGCCTTCAACCTCGATCGCCATATTGTTGGCCTGGCGAACGCCAGTCATGTACTTGTTCAGGTCAGCGCGACCCTCCAAGCCCTTGGAGAGAATGCCGCCAGAGAAAGTGAATGTAGGAGCTTTCATTCGGAGCGCACCCGGATTACTTCAGGGACGAACTCTTGGTCAACGACCTCGGGCTCGAGATTGGCAATACCTGTCGCGGCCTTAGACAGGAGTTTGGTGTAGTCGTTGTTGAGCTGGTCGCGAAGGCGGCGGTCCTTGGTCAGCGGCATGCAGCACTTGACGGCGAGGGCAAGGCCTACGAGTTCAAAAGCTGCCGGGGAGAAGCGCTCGATTGTAACTCGACTAGAGCCGTAGCGAACTTGAGCGTCCGCCTTGTTGGTGAAGATATAGGTTGTGTCTGAACCGATTGTCGGAGACATGCCGATTTCGAAAGGCTCAGTAACCGTATTGCGCTCGTCCCCGAGGTGCCAGATTTTGACACAGTCTGAGGGGTAAGCGTAGACAAAACTCCAGCCACGAGGCGGGGCGCTGGAAACCGCGGTGAGCGAGGTGACCACGCGCGCGAACGGCCAATCGACTTCTTCGATGACCTGCTCCATAGCATTTTGCATCTGCTCACGGATCTGTACCGCCCCTGGAGAATTACTCTCCAAGGACGATAGGGTATCACGCACCAGATGACCCAGCGCTGTGTTGGCGAGAGACAGTTTGGTGCGTGGCATGATCAATCGACTCCGACTTCAGCGAGACGAGCGAGAAGGAGGTTGCGCTCGGCAGTGCGGCCGGTCTTCTCCATCTTCTCGGACTTGGCTTCCTTGTAGGACCGCTCGCAAGCCTTGTGCAAGGACTCGTCGTTCGGCAGCAGAACAGGCCAGGGGAAGAACTTGTCGAGCTTCGACGGAGACCATACGTAGGCCTGGCCGACTTCGACGAGGGCGCCTTCCTTGGAATAGAACTGCTTGCGTGCGGTGCACTCGATCGAGTCGGGGAGGGAAGAGATCTTCTCGTCGTCGTCGAGATCTTCTTCGCCTTCCAGGACCTTGGTCGAGTCGGCGGTCGGAGCCTTGTCGTTACCGGCTGCCTTCGGATCGGGAGTGTTGGCTGTGGTTGCCATTGGAGTTTCTCCTCAGAGATAGTTGAAGGACTGGAAAGCGGGCGAACCCGCAGTCCGTTAGCGGTTGGTCTGGCGCGAGGAGGTCACACCGGCAGTGATCTTGCCGGCCGTGAACGGACCTGTTGCGACGACGTAGTTCAGGCGCACGTAGCGCTTGACGTCCGGCGGAATGGCGATGCCCTTGGTGAGGACCTTGCCGACGGCGAGATCAGCCTTCGCGATGACGTCCGTCAGCTTGTGCTTGATCGGAACGGAGAAGGCTTCGTTGACCGAGGACTGAAGTTCAATCTGGAGCGTGGTTGCGCCGGCAGAGGTGAAGGTTTCAGTTACGGTGAGTTCGACCGGGATCTCGCGATCCGAACCTGCGTTTCCCGCCCACATTTCAGGGCCGAGGTCAATGACGTCGGTCGAGACAGCGGTGGCCGTGATTGCCTGGTTCATCGAGAACAAATTCTGGCGATCAAGGATCATTGGAGTGGTTCCTGTTGACTGAGTGAAGGAAGACTAGGGGACGGATCCCCTAGGTATTAGACGAACGGAACGAGTGCTTCGGTCTCGACGAGGGCGTCGGAGCGGTGAACGATCAGGCCGTCGAACATCATGACGCGCTTGCCGTTCCAGGTTTCCCAGGTCAGGTTGCCGGCAAGCTTGTCGAGGATGGCGTGGCGCAAGGCCGAACGAACCTTCTTCGAAACGTACCAGATACGACGGCCGCCCATGGCATTCGTGTCTTCGCCGTTGATCGGCAGGGCTTCCTGCGCATCGATCATGAGCTTGATGAGCGTCTTCATGTAGTTGGCATCGCCGAGCTGATCGGTGTCGATGTTGGCTACACGAGCGCAGGTACGCCAGTCGCGAACGGTGAGGCCGCAATCCCACTTGAAGTGGTCGCGATAGCCCTGGTACTGACCGCCGGCACCGTCGAGCAGGGTCTGTTCGCCGAGATCGCGGTGGTTGAGGCCAGCCTGCGAGCCCTTGGGGTAGAGACCGTGCGCGGAGGTTTCGCCCCAGGTGATGAGCCAGGCCGAAGTGTTGGAGGTCGGGTCGGAGCCGGTTGCGTTGAAGACGTTGGCGCCGGAGGCTGCACGGGAAGTGACGCCGTCAGCGTAACGGGGAGCGAAGCCGGTGAAGCGTTCAGCGTTGATGGCCTGGTTGCCGTACCAGATTGTCTGGGCCATCTGCTGAGACATGCCTTCCATAATGGCAGCGGCCTCGGTCATGCGGTACTGCTTGGCATTGCCGGACATGTCAGCCAAAGCCTTATCGCATTCAGCGTAGACTTCGAGCATGCCGACAGTGTCACGGACAGCGGCCGTGGTCGACTTGACCTTCGGAACGCCGTAGTTGAGGATGCGCCAAGCGGCCTGCGGGATGCCAGTGCGAACGGTGGTCTTGTGACCGGAGCCGTCATTGCACTCCATCGTGAGCATGTCCGTCAGGATCGGATTGGTGCGGTTGAGGATCTCGAGAATGCCAGCGATCTTTCCGTCGGGATCGGTACGCTTGGCAACATCTGCGAGAGTCGAAACGTTCGACGCGATCGTAGCCATGTCTTAAGGGTCCTTATACATGAGTTCGTGGAGAGGTTTTTCTGCCACAGTCGTCGCTCCTCCACCGAGCGGGATAGTGGTTTCGCCGGTAGCCTGGCCGACTTTGGACAAGAACCGGATCATTTCGGGGTGGGCTCCCACTCCGTAGTGATTGAGCATTTTCCGGAATTCGGGAGTGCCGAACTTGGAAATTGCCTGCTTGCTGGCGGTGATCGCAGGCTGGTAGTTTCCGCCGCCGATTTCAGGATCCTTCATGGCGGTTTCTTTGAGCTCTTTGACGTGGTTGCCCCAGGTCTGGACTGTGTGCTGATCCAGCTTGGCCTTGAAGTCAACGAGCTTCTGTGCTCCGGCTTGATTGAGACCGAGCTCTTTCACAATCGGAATGAACTCGGCTTTCAGAGCCGGATCTGCTTCGGCGCCGTCGGGCAGAACAAAGTCTGCGTACTCGCCGTTTTCGGGAGCGCCGAAGAATTCAGGAGCCTTGGCTTCTTCCTTCTTCTCGCCAGTGTCGGTAGCCGAGTCCGTTTCGTCAGACCCGAGATCTGTAGCTATCTCGTTGGTAGTCTGCTTCGAACCCGGCTCCTGGGACGAGGCCTGGGAGGTAGGCTCTTCAGTCCCCAAGTCCGTTTGTGCGGGTGAAGTCGAGGCTGAGCTCGTCGGCGTCTCGCTTGTCGTTGTCCCGCTGTTGTTCTGCTGATCGATAGTTGTCATAGTTTCCTTGCTCCTCAAGCATCATGGCGGTGAGTTTGGGACTGGTGGACATGCAATCGTTGTAGAGTTCGACGCCAATTGCATGGGCTCCGCAGTTGTATTCCAGCATTGCTCGATCAGTTGCGAAGGGGCTGGAAAACACTCCGCAACGAGTCAGGATTTCGAAGATGATTTTACGCCCTTGCCAAATAGAAAGCAAGGAAGAAAGCTCGTCTTCGGCATAAAAATTTGCCATCAGCCACCTGCCCGCTGCAGTAGGAACGACAAGGCCGAGGGCCGGGTTGTGTCAGTGCGTGAGAGAAGTTCAGCGGACTGAGCGGCGGATTGAAGTGCAGCGGCTTGGTCGGGCGCTGCCTGAGCCTGTTGCATCTGATCGAACTCAGCCTGGGCTGTTTCGTCATCGACCATGACTTCGGCAGGGACACCGATAGCGTCTGCGTAGTGATCGATACCCTTGAAGGCGTTGACCTTGAAGGAGACCTTGGGGAACGAGGGCGCTAGGTTTCCGAGGAAGCCGAAGAAGCGCTCGATGGAGGCAGCACCTGCTGCTCGCTGGGCGTAGGCAAGGGCTGAGGTGTAGCGAGGTCCGATGGCTCGATTTTTGAACTCGTCGGGAGCTGGCGGGAAGGCACCAGCAGCATCCAACATACGGTAGACTCGCGCAAGAGCATTGTCGAGTGTATCGCGATGTGTGCGCTGGAGTACAGGGCCAAGGGCAAGAAGTTTCTCCGAGTGCTTTTCCTCAACTTCACGAGCAGTGATCTCGCGGCGGTCGGAGGTAGCGAGCATGAGAAAGAGATCTTTGTAGTAGACCTCGTTGATCCGGCGCTCAATGTCTGTGATCCGGTTGGCGATAGCTCCGAGGATACCCGGAGAGATCTGGTAGATCGGTGAGACGTCCGAGTTGTTGGCGGTGTAGGGATCGTAGTAGGTGACACCGCCAGCGGCCTGATTGATCGGCTTGTTCTTCAGGAAGATCGGGGCTTTGAGCGAGGGCTTGACACCTTTCTCAACTGCCTGAGCATCCCGGAACTCATAGGTTTGGAGGGAGGCGGCGTCTCCGAGTGCCAATGAGCCGCAGCCAGATCCCCAGACATTGCCAGCGCCTACGCGCCAGCGAAGGTCAAACCCGGGCCACTCGTTGTAGCCTGAGATTTCGAGGAACCCGGCCTCTCCCTCCACCGTGTTGGACTCCTCAAACACGAACTTGACCCACGGCTTCCCCCGCCAGAGTGCCGAGGAGTCTTGAACTTGGTTCGGTTCGATTACGTACCAGACACGGAACTTTGCATTGTAGTCGCCCGTGTCGTAGGCCTGCTTGACCATGATCGAGGCTTTGTCTTTCCAGCGGGACATGATATCCAGCGTGGTGAGCCAATCGAAGGCGTAGACTGTGTCAATGTCGCCAAGGGCATTGTGC